CTGAAAGTACGTTCAATAATTCGGGCCATACTGTTCTCCTTTCGCGCTATAATACAAAAGAAAAGGGCGGCTGACTAGCCGCCCTTCACTGTCCCTCAAAACTATCGCGATTTACGCGATGATGTCTTTGAAGAAGTAGCCGAGATCAGCAGACACCAGCTTCATGTCGAAGGCCATTTGAGCCTCAACACGAGTGCTTTCCAAGTGATCCATGTAGAAGCGCTTGGTTGCGATGCCGTTGCCGTTGGTCTGTCCCATGAAGCCAGTCCACGAGAAGGTGTAACCACCTGTCGGCGTCATCAGCGACGGCGAAGGCGCTGCGTAGGTCAGCAGTGCGTTCTTACCACCGATGAAGCTGTGGACGTTGGTTGCGCCCTGAGCAGCAGTGTTTTCGATACCACGCATCACCAGAACACGCTCCAGACCGAACAGGGCCGCGAGAGTGCTCTCGTTGACCATTGCAGGGTTGGAGGTTGTCGATGTCGCGTACTTGACGCGGTCAACGATATCCGGGTGATCAACCAGCGCATCCAGAACACCCTTGGTCATGACCAGTGTGTTCGGGGTGAAGCCAGTGGACTCTTCGACCGATGTGATCGCCGAACGCATGTTGCCGATGGGGTCACCCGACGTGGTGTCGGACCATTGGATCACTTCGTTCGAACCCGGCGAAGATGCAACACCCGCCTCTTCGTTGGTCCACTTGCCAGTGGTGAAGAAGTTGGTTGCCCATGTCTTCTCGCGCTTGATCAGCATCTTGTGCATCACATACTCAGCAGCGGAACGCTCAACGTCCACAGCCGGGTCTGCGTTTGCACGAACCTGATCAGGCACGTCGTGGTGGAACGCATGCACGTTCGCGAAGTAGGTCGGCGTGTTGTCCAGATCGAAGCCGCCACCAGCGGATTCAGTACCCGGCGCACGTACAGCGGCTTCGTCACGGTTGAAGTCACCGCGATCAAAGACGAAGTAGCGATCCGACTGCTTGCTGACCGGCACGTTCGGGAACACTCGTCCCGCAACGAACTTGTCCGCACTCTGCAGGAACGCGACCGAGATGTTGGTCAGAGCCGCGTCTACATGAACGGCGCTATTTGTGGGTTGTGTCATTGTTCAGACCCCTTTCGTTTACGCCGTGCCGCGCGGTTGGAAGACGATGGTGATAATCTCACCGTCGGCACCACCAGTCACAGCAGTTCCAAGGATTACGTCGCCGGAAGCGGCGGTAACAGCGTTACCAGCAGCGTCGGAAGCAACGTCGGCACCGGCAGCGACAGTACCGCCCGCTTCAACGCGAGTGAGACCACCGATAGCCACTTCTGCGGCACGACCAGCTGCTGCCGGATCGTTCTGCAGAACGCCAATTGCGATTGCACCGTCACCCGTCGGATCGACCTGACCGTCCGAAGCAACACTCACGAAGAAGAATTGCTTTGCGGACAGATCCTGACCAGCTTCGAGGGTGACGCTAACCTGAGATTCTTTGTAAGCCATTTGGGTGCGCCCTCCTTAATTGGCTTCCGAGCGAGCTTCAGCCATAAGCTTTGCGCCTTCGCCCGACTTGGTGACTTCAGCGTAGCCAATTTCGTAGCTGACGCCTTTTTCTGCCGCGTAATCACGCGCCATCTTGTTCAGACGGAAAGTGGCCGACGCCTCATCATTGAGGGGGTTCGAACCAATTTCTTCCATCTGCTTCTTCAGTGCAGCATCAGCTGCCTTCAGAGCGGAGATGATCTCTTCATCGTCGATGAGATCAAGAAGCTTGCCCTTGGCAAGGTCAGAACCTTTCAGGTGCGGCAGCTCAGATGCGCCACGCTTGGACAGTTCGACCTCTTTGGCTTCAGTCTGCATCTTTTCGATGGACTTGGCCTGCTCTTCGAGACGCTTCAGAAGCGGTGCGGGAACAGCCGATTTCTCGAACTTTTCGCCGTCGATCTCGACGTACTCAGGATCGGCCCGCTTTTCGAGCTTGCCTTCCTCAGAGATGTCGAAACCAGCTTCATCAGCTTGCTTCTTCAGGGAGGCTGCTTCAGCCTCGGCGCTTTCGGCTCGTTTGGTCAGGTCATCAACCTGCCCCTCCAGAGCCTCCAGCTTTTCCGCGAGTTCTTGAGGGTCCATGTCGTGACCTCCTTTCTCTGTTTTCTCGCCACTCATGCACATTTTCATGGCTTCCTCTTTCGAGTAGCCCTTGTCCATGTACTGCATCATCTTGGCCCGCTGGGCTTCCGACAAATCTTCTTCTTTCATGGGTTCTCCACGCTTAAAAAGGGTGATTTTTGCGTTCGGGTCCGCAGGAACATCGACGCCGCTAACCTCATCGAGAACGATATTTTTCAGCTTACGCGGCATCGTATTCCTCCACTTCGCCAGCTTTTCCGCCAATTGAGAAACCAGTGTACTCACCGGACTTGTAGGCCTTCCAGACCTCATCACTATGAGGCCGCATGCCGACAATCCAACCTTCACGGTCGGAATAAATGTCGAACGCCTTCATAATCTCATTGGTCATCGGGAAGGAATGCACAAACTGGCCGACAGTATCGCCCTTGTGCATGACCTTGGCAGAACGAGAATTCGCCATGAAATCCGTCGCCATCTTCTCCATTTCAACGGGTTCGATGGAGTCACCTTGGCTGTCAACGAGCAGTTCGCCGTCCTGGGTTGAGACATAGGCCCAGCCCCAGACAATGCGCTGCTCGTCATCCACCTTGATTACTTTGGTGTTTTCAGACGATTTATTCAGGTCAACGTGGCTCATAATGCTCGTCAGTATCGCCGAAATAGCGTTTTCAAGCAACCCCTGCTTGACAGGCGATTCTTCATCATCGTCATCATCGTCACCTACTTCCACTGCCTCTTGGTCGAGATTGGCAATTCGACGTATCGCATTTAGGTATTGCTCGTGGCCCTCACCCGGCATGTAAACGGCTTGTCCGTTGCGCTCATGCACATGGATTTCACCACCCAGACCGAGATCCATTGACCGCACCGTGGCTTCTGCGGGCTCGGTGAACATGTCGTCTTCGATCTGACGCTTGGCGAGATCGCTCACCGGAGTTTTCGTCCACATGCGACAACTCCAGTAGCGGGCGCTGGTCTTGTCCGTGGCTGTGTCGCAAGAATGGCGGGCGCGGAAATTGGCGCGGGCCTCTGGGTCATCGCGGCGAATTTCCATGTTTGGGTCGCCAAACGTGACGCGCTTAACGCGGTCACCGTCTTTCACATACACGCCGAATTTCTTGCTCGAACCTTTCGGCATGCGAAACGGTTTGTCCAATTCGACCGTTCGACCCTGATATTCGGCCTTCTCAACCATCGGCTTCTTTTTCTTCGGTTTCTCCATCTGGGTTGATGGTACATGCACTGAAGAGACGGACGGTTGAGACTTCTTGATCTTGTCGTGGATGTCCTTGTCGTGGTTGATCGACTTGGAACCACGAGCAGCGGAGAGGAACGAGTTCACCCGCGCCATCGCCCATTGCTCTGGGGATTTCACATTGGGGCGAACGCTCCCAGGGTTAGTGCGATATGCCCCAACACCCCGATCATAAACGTCTCGGAGCATTCCCATTGTGATCTTGCCGTGCTTTCCAGCATACTTTTCGTTCCACTCATCCAGCTTGTTGCGCAGGGCCGTCGAACTCGATTTCTCAACGCGCGTCCACACACCCGTCTTGCGATCTCGCGTGTAGCCGGCGTCCTTCAGCTTTCCCCAAGCCGTTGCGGACGAGACCGCCTCAGATCGACCGGACCGCATCTGGCTGTTGAAAACTTTCCGCCACAACTCCTGACCATGCTCGGAAGGGATCAACTGGCGCAGGCGAGGCGGGAGACGGTCATACGGCATTTGGGCATCCATACAGAAAAGCGCTGCGGCAAACATACCACAGCGCCTTCACTTTTAACAAGTTGGGAGAATCAACCCTGTCAGGGAGGGATCAGGCGACGGAAATAGGTGCTACATCGAAGCTCCTGATCCAGACTGATCATACGGCCCTCCTTGCGGTGACACGATCAGTCTGCGCCAAAAAGAAACCCCGCGCAAGCACGGGGTTAGTCAAGGGAGGCAGTGTAGAAACGAAAGCAGATGGGCTTTCTATTGTGAATAGAAACAGGAGTTGGTTTCGTAAGTCAACTACTCGTCTTCCATCCAACCAAAGAAGCCCGCTGACACGTCAACACCCTTGTCGCATTTGAAAGTGAACCCGACCCACTCCCCTGCCGGTATCGGGAATGGTCCGAAGTCAGGGAATGTCGAGGTGTTGTTCTGCAGCGCCACGCCACCCAGCGGATGGAACCACCCCTGCTCTGCGAAGCTGTCTCCATTGATGAAGCTCGTCTCTAACTTAACCACCACCTTGGCGTCTGCGGTCGAAGAGGCAGAGCCAGCGTAGATAGAGGTGATCATCAGGCGCTTGCCAGCAGGTACACGCTGGATGGTGGTGTTGAACTGCACGTCGCCCGCAGGGATGCGAGCGTAGGTCGTCCCACCACTTGTCATTGTCACGTTGCCGACAAGTGGGCCGCTTTTCGAATAGGCGTTGTTGATGGCACGGATGTCGGTGGCGACCGTGGTCACGGGTGTTGTCCCCGTCATGGTAACCGTCTCTGTGCGTTCAATCAGATCACCGTCCAGATAGCGAATGCCGATGTCCCCAGTGTCGCTCGCGGATGTCGAGACCAGCGTCAGTTGGATACTGTTTGGCACGGTGAATGTCGTTGGCATCCCCGTTTCCCAGACAACACCATCAGTGACAGCACCGTCGGTTACGAACTCACCGAACGCGCTGTACGGGTACGAACCTGGGACGTTACCCCGAGCGATATCTGGGCGATTGTTGTTGCGCCACAGTCGCTCAGGCCAACCGGATGTTTTGAAGGAGTACGCCATCACTCTGTCGTCGGATCAACAGCATCGAGGGTGGGGGTCGGTGGGCGGTTCGGATCAGGCGCAGGGAGACCCGCCACATCGCGCAGATGGCCGTCCAAGATGTCGTCTGGGAAGAGATCGACACCGCTCAGTGCGAGGCGCTGGATGAACTGGCCGAGTTCGTCCAGATCAACTGGGGCGATGCGACCGCGAGAGATTTTCGGCATGGTGCTTTTGTCCTTACCGTTCATCTCCCACAGTGTCGGGATCATCTTGCGGTTCAGCTGGGCCGTGATGGTGTCTGCGTAGCCCTCAAGCGCTCGGAGGAAGAGGTCGGCCTTTGACTGCGACAATGCGAAGGAGCCACGGTCGTTCGCACCCAGCATCACAAAGTCGGCCATCACGGATCGCGCGATCTCCTGTTGGTAACGCACGATCACGGCACCCGTGTCGATGTCGCGCGTCCCTTTGGACGCCACCAGATCAAACTCAACCATGCGGTTGTTGGTCAGACTGCCGTCCTCGTTGGCGTAGAGGTCTGACGGGAAGACGATGTAGCCCTGCTCGTTGCGCTTCACGTCACGCAGGATCTTCTTAACCTGATTGTACAACGCCTTTTGTGCGTCCGAGGCGTCAGAGGCCATGTACTCAGATGGGATGTAGGCAATCGGCAGACCGTTCAGTTCCCGCTCAATGCCCACGCCTTCGAAGTATTTGATGTTGTTCTGCGCGTTCCACGCTGTGTACGCACTGCGCAGCACGGATCGACCGGACGGCTCGTTGGCGACAGAGGTTGTGCGGAAGTGCAGGATGCGGGAGTACGGCATAAAGACATTCTTCCGCGCCGCAATCTGCCAGACGCCAAGAATGTCGCCGCTGTCGGTCGTCTCGAAGCGGTCAATGGTGTAAGCGGCGCGGCTGGCGAGTTTCTTGATGCGGATCATGCCGTCATCGTCTCTGCGCGGCACCATCTCGAAGACACTGAAGCCGTATTGCAGGAACGTCAGCACGTCGGCGATGAACTCTTCCCACGACTTGTCGTCCATGCCGTGCATGACGGACTCGACGAACTCTTTGTCGGCCTCGTTGTCGGCCTCGACCCGCCACTCAACGGATCGCAGCATCATTGTCATGGCGGTGAGGATCGCGCCGATGATCGGATCGTTCTCCGACATCTCGCGGTATTTACGGATACCCTGTCGGCCACGCAGCTGGACAACAAATTCATCGCTCCGAATACCCCAGTCTGGACGGGTATCGGACGCTACACCAAGTTCGTTGTATGGGCGGGCCATCAGGTCATCCTATCTTGCTGGCGAGACTATAGGTCAATCAAGCCACTTTGAAAACATTCGCCTTATTCTCGCCAACAACGGACAAACTCGGCGTTTTCTTCTTCCGACGTGTGCGCTGCGCAAGCTCATTGAACGCAGACGATGCAGCGTCCACTTGGTCCTTGTACTTCGACTTCGGGAAGAACCGGAGTTCATCGAGGAAGCTCTTCGTCCATAGACGCTTCAGGACGCACACCTTGCCGATCTCAATCTGAGAGGCGAACGGCTCTGCGCGAAGCTCCTTCGAGCCCGACTGCGCCTCGGCCTTCGCTGAATACCCAGCCAGCATCGCGATGATGTCTTCGGACTGGACCTTGCCGGCCTGTCCAGGGTCGCGCGGCACGATGATGTAGGTGCTCGTGCCGTCCTTCTCCGCAGTCTGGTCGATCAGCTTGCGCACACCACCACCGCCCAGCTGTTCACGGACGACGTCGGTGACGTAGAACTTCTGCGTCTTCACGCCCCACTGCATCTTCACGCCAACGGTGAAGGCACCCGCGCCCTCGCTGCCGGCCAAGTCCCATGCGCGGACGCTGATGTACTCGTCCTCGTCTTCCGGCAGGGCGTCGATCAGCTTGATGTTGTCCATCTGGAACAGACCGCCTTTACGCGGCACTGGGTGCTGCTGCATCTGCGCGGCTGTCGCGTATGGTCCCATATTCTTCTCGAGTTGGGTCAGTTCCACCAATGGGAACCGCTTCGCCCACATCAACTCACCCTCTTTGGTGCGAGGATCGCTCCAGCCGATGGACGTCGTCTTGCGGTAGGCCTCTTCCCAACGCATTGGGATGCACAGATGATCGTAACCCATCTCAAGGGCGGTTGCGGTCACGTCCTCCTCATGGACGCGCTGCATGATCACCACGATTGCGGAGTTGGCGAGACTGTTGAGACGGGTCTGAGCCGATTCAACGAACCACTGCACCGCCTCGTGGCGCTTGGCGTCGGACTCGGCCTTCGAGACGTCGTGCGGGTCGTCGATTACGAAGATGTCACCACGGTAACCAGTGGTCGCACCGCCAACCGAGATGGCTCGCATGACCCCGAGCTTGTCAGTTGAGAAGTTGACCTTTCCGGCCTCGTCAGCCGAGATGCTGATGCCGAAGTTGTCGGAATACCATTTCGACTGCAGAATGCGCCGCGCTTCGACGTTGTTCCTTTCAGCGAGGCTCAAGGCGTAGGAACTGGATAGAAATTTGTAGTGGGAGTGGTGCAACCATGTCCATGTCGGCCACATGACCGATGTGAGTTTGGATTTCATGGCCCCCGGCGGGACGTTGATCACAAGGCGTTTGATATCGCCGTTTGTCACCGCTTCGAGATGCTCACAGATCGCATCTACGACCCATCCCCATGCTAATGGGGTGCCGGGTTCGATGATCGGCCACGCCTGTTTGACGTAATCTCGCAGTGATCGTCGCGCCAATTCCGCCTTGATCTTCTTCAGCGTCATTGGCGCTTTGGTCAGTACGGCTCTCGGGTCATTCTTATCCATACCGACAATGTAACGCAAAAACTCTTGCCTGATAAGAGGGTATTATCAGACCTTTTCGAGCGTTATTTCTAGCTTCGAGGCTAGTTTTTCGATAGTTTTTTGGTCAACGTCTATCGCCTCAAGAGCAACGGCATATCGCTTGACCCAAGACCTAAGTGTGGACGCCGCCTCGTTTCGAAACTCCATCATCGACTTTTCGTCTTTTGGGTCGAAATGGATGTAACCGCCCCCGTTCGCTCGCATAGACATTGGCGAAATCATCGAAGGGTAGTTTGTTTCTCCCTGCTTTACCGTCACAGACTTGGCTTGAGACGGTGCAGAACTGAAGCTTGCGGTGATGCGCAGACCACTTGCCATGTTTCTGGCAAGTGAGATGCGGTGATCACGAGCGGCCTCTTCGTCACTCATGCCGTAGAACCACGAATAGGCTATGTGATCCGGTTTTTTCTTCAGCCAATCGACGAAGGCACCTGCGATAAACAGGTTCTGCCCCGTCTGTCGCAGGTAGTCGTCAATGATTTCCTGCCTTTGAGCCTTTGTAAACTTACTCATTTCTCATCCTTTCTAATGTTTTGTGACCGCCTCGCCTGACCTCGCCGCACCACACCGCTCCGCGCCATACCATGACCGCCTTGCCCTACCGGACCTTGCCGCACCAGACCATGCCGCGCCTCACCAGGACCGCC